GCTTTGGCAATAATTTGAATTCCGCGAACCTCGCCGCTACGAACCGCGAGCGCGTTTGTTTCTCCGCCGGGGAGCAATACGGGAGTGCTCTCCAGAAGTTTCGGCAGAAGCTTCTTCCCTGTTTTGGTGGTATCTAAAAAGTTACGGAATGCCAGAGTGTCATCTGAATTCCATTCGTCGGCGCGAGCCGAGATTTCTAACGGTAGGGTGGGCATAGTGTTTATACCGGAGGACCCATTTCTTCCTCTTGTGCGTGCGCCTGCGCAGCAGCACTAACTTCCGATGCTTGGGTATCCAGGGTTTTTAATTGTTCAATCGCCGGTAGAATTTTCTTTAAGAAATCTCCCACTGGTTTTAATTTTGCCTTGTCCGCGCCAGATTGTTGACTTCTTTCGTAGTGTTCCGCTACATGGGCCACGAAGGCTTCAAGCGTCGCCGTATCGGTCTGACCAGAGTTAACTCCTTCGCCAATTTTTTCTGCCAGAGGCATGAGTATGTCCAAGTGTATAGAATGGGAATCCCTTGGAGAAACGGGGCAAGCCTGTCCCGCCAGGATTAGCTGCAATTCCATAGCTTGTAATCTGCTTTGCTCTGCCATGATTGTTGGGTCGTTTTCGGGCAACAAAATCTTCTTTGCAAAATCCGCATTGACCCGCGCGGTTATGTCTTCAACCTCTAGCGCGCGTTGATTATAAAGTGGATTACCTTTTTTCTCTGCTGCCAGAATCGAAATCATCTGACGCTGCACGGGAGTCAAATCCCGCACCGTGCCCGCAACCGGACTGTTGGCCAAAACATTTAGCTCCTCGCGAGACATTTTTTCCAACATCAACTTCTGAAACGCTTTCGCATCTTCATCAACGACATCCGTGCTACAGATTCGACGTTGCATAGTCTGAACCATCCTGGCAAATTGTTCCAAAAACCGAGAAATTTTTGCGTCCCGACCCTCTTCCTCTCGTTGCGCCAGCAGCGACCACGCCTGCGGAGAACGAAAAGCTTCTCCTTCAATTCTGGGCGGGGAAACACTGCCGATGAGTTGGTCGACCAGCATACCTATATAGGCGTCAAGTTTTAAAAAAGGCTCGACGTTGCCGTCGATTTTCGTCTCAAGGAACTGCCAATCAGCAGGCACAATGACCATCGCGCCGACGATACTCATCTTGAGCTTGTGCAAATTACGAAGGTCGCCCTGAATAAAAGTTTTGCCAGATAAAATCGCGCGGTCAACTAGCTCATTGCGAGTCCGGTCAAGGATACCGGCCAATTCATAAATTTCGCGACCGATTCCTTTCGAGCCGTGCATGTTTCCGTTACCCCTTTGAAAAGAAAAAAAAGCAAGACAGTCTTCCATTTTCTCGAAGCGGTCCTCTTTCTGAAAAACGAGCTTCAAATCTTCGCCCGCCAGTCGGTAGTGCGACACTTTGCCGGTCGCTTCGCGGACCAGCACGGAATACATTTGGATAACGCTGGCCCCAGCCATGTAAGAAGCACCGAGAGTCAAATCACGCTGCGCGTCCTGATACCATTTCTCCGAAGTAGTCCCGGCAGTTACATTATCGCGATTTTGCGAGGGTGACGCCTTGTTGATAACTTCTATCGCCGCTTGAATTTCCCAGCCTGCCGCCTTTGCGGACTCTTCGTCTTTTATAAAACCAAAAACTTCATGCGGAAGAAGTGTTTCTTTTACCAGCACAACTTGCGCAAACTCTACATCCTGCTTCGCGCCGTCCGTTAGAAACGATTCGTTTTGTTGCAACGGGCGCGTCGGAAACCAACTGAACTCGTCGAGCCAAGCGACGACGTTAGAACCGAACAATGCGTTTTCTTGGGCAACCGTTTCCAAAAAGGTTCTCCAGCCGGACCGCGCGCGAATGAGACGAGTTAGGCCGTCGCGAAAACTTTCGGTTTTCTCTGTCGCATTTTCATATTTTGGCGGAAGCTCTGCCGCCGTGACGTATTTTAACGACTGAACTGAGTCCACAAAACGCGGGTAAACCTTTTCGATTATTAATGTGAGGGGCCTCGTGGAGAAGTTTGACCTCCAGCCGAGCCCTTCATCGTCAAGCTTGCGCTGCGAGTAGGGCTTTTCAACATTTACCTTCGCCTGGATGCGCGAGTTTACGAGTTGTCGCTCACGGTTCGCAGAAATCAACGTTTGCACAACGGCCTTTAGTTGCCCTACGTCTCGGATTGAGCGATTGCGGGGACCTCCTTTTACACTTTTGATATCTGCGCTCTGAATAAGCCCGCCGCGCTCGCTCGCGGGATATGGGCTAATGCTATCTGTGCCGTCAGTCTTTAACATATTCTCGATTCCACTTTCCTATCGGGCAAGCCTCTGGGGCCAGCGCGTTTTTTGCGAGTAGCTCGCATCCGCATCTTTTACAAATTCCTGCTTCTACGTCCAACTGAGAACACCGGTAGCATTTCTCCCAACGCGCGGTTTCTATTTCTTCCGACACGAAAATTTTCAAGCCCTGGAGCTTCCACCAGAGGATTCGCGCGCGGGAACCGACGTATCTAAATGCTTTTGCGACGCCAACAAAAATTCGGGAGTTCATTATTTTCAACCGCTACGTCGTCGGTCCAAGTGCTGACGGACAACTCTTCACCGAGAATTTGGCAAGCGCCCATACGTTTATCTACCGCACGCCGCCCAATAATCTCGTTCCGGCTTTCGGCAATGACTTCTTTGCAAGAGGCGCAACCGCTCGCGACCGGTTTGTTATGCGGACATCCCGCACAGATATTGACGCGCGCGTTTCGGTCGGAATCCCGGACAATACTGAGAGAATCTTTTCGTTTTCGGATTTCTGCGAGCCACGTAAGGATTCTTCCTTTGAACGAAAGGCCCTGCTTGGGCACCGGCCCGAGGTTTGCGCCCGCGCGCACCAACCCTGGATTCCTTCCTGCCAATTGCGCCTGAAGCTCTTCAGCCGGATTGCCAGCCGGAGCACCGCGTCGTTCGCGATATGCCACAATACGCGCCAGCAAAGACCTATGAGAGTCCCCACGGAGCCGGGCACCGTCAGTATCGACAAAATACAATTCATCGGGGTTGACACAGTTTACGTTAACACGCATGTCCTCATACTATATGTGCAATTTTTTGTGCTACTTTGCCAGTCATAATATACCGTCCCGCGCCCAATTATCGTTCCCCTCAAGCGTATCCATGCGATTAGAGACGTCTATCCTGACCCCGCCCGAAAAAGGCCAATCCTCCCCGGCATTTGCGGTAGATTCCGTGTTTCCCGTCATACTCGGCACGAACCGACTATGCTTGCGCGCCGCATGGACAAAAAGGCATAGGCTGTCAGCATGGTCAGGCGAGGCTTGCGAAGAGGAGCCGGGCATCCGTGACGTGTAATCGCGTTTCGATTCGACTTTGTTTTTCCCGCTGAGTGTCTTATACCGCCGCCCGGTAATCTGCGGCGTAAGCTCCGAAATGTCCAGGGCCGGGTTTACCAAAAAATAGGAAAACTCTCCCCAGTATTTAAGCGCGAACCAGAGTTCCGAATCCACGCGCGGGTATTCTTCTTTCGCGATGTGTTTATCTTCCTGCATGATTTTCATGTCGGAGCCGCCCTCCGAATAGTTCACGTCGATTATGGCTGACGACCACTCGTGCTTCAGCAAATCACAAACCCCCGCCGTATGCCCCGTGCGGTCGAGCGCAATATGTTCTCCCCGCACGCCCGCCTTCCGACAAAGTGCCACTATCTCATCTTTCATTTGGACAGTGCCCCCTTTTGGCAGCGAAAACTGTTGGTCGGCCTGAGCACCGTAGCGCGGAATAATTTGACCTGAGTTATTCTTGAACATCGCGGTGCGGCCTGTGGGAAATTCTATTGACGGCGGATACTTAACGCCGGTCGCGAGCCCGAACTTTCCTAGCGTAAACACCGACGCTGCCCCGCCTTCAAGAGCTAAGTCGCAACCCGCGATGTTGATGGGCTTATCCAGCCAAATGAACTCACCGCGCATCTTCGCCCACATTCCTGACGGGATGATGACAAGCTCTATGCCCTGTGGACTGTAGGCACCCCGCACCATGCTGAAATACCCCGGTGTATTTCTGCCGCCGGACTTTTTTGCGATTTGCTCGACGCCCGCCCTGCTCTGGAATCCAGGGAAAATTATTTTGTCTTGAACGACGTTCTCGCACTTCTCAGCGTCGATGCGCAAAACATCCCAGCCCCGTGCGCTTTTCCAACGGAAGTGCGTATCCGGGTCCAGGTTGGCCCATCCGAATTCCGGCTCTGCTTGCCTGGCCACTTCCAAAGAAAGGTCCATGGGGTTGTATGCCGCGAATATCTTCAACCCTTGTGACCCCGCTTCATCCAAATTTGACATGACGTTAGTTATGTCGCTCCAAATCCCACTTGGAATATTTTCCGCTTCATCCAGAAACAAAAAAAGCCTTGAAAGGTTTCCGAATACCGGATGCGCAACGGGGCGTGGTTTTCGTTTGCCTCCTTGCAGTCGGCCTGATTTTTTTCTGCTACCAATAGGTATCACGACACCTTGGATACTGCCGAGCAAGTTTCGCCGGTCAAGCCCCACGAATCGTTCCCCCACGTCCCCCGGCATCGGCAGCGTAGCGCTTTGGTGTAGCGAGACGAGATGCGAAAATAGGTTAGCTTCAAGATGCGCCTCGCTAGGCCCCACGACTCTGACCGACGTGTATTCCGGGTCCCGGAGGTATTCAAGGAAAAGCCGCACGGCCAAGCTATAGGACTTTCCACATGATGCGCCCGAAAGTATAATTCCAAAATTTGCCTCTTCAAACAATTTCCAAATAGCCCTCACGCTTGCTGGCTCTGCCGTAAATTGCGCCGGGGTCCACAGCATTGCTGCTGCTTCCGGCATGGCTTGATTGTTTAGAAGGTGGTGAAGAAATCCCGAAAGTAGTTCATTTTGCGCTTTTTGATTTTCTCGGTCGTTTCCTAATTTAATCTTAGCCCAGTCGGCGACAACCTCAGTCGCTTCACGACGACAGTCTGAGTGAAGCAGTCGACAAACCTCTTCGTGGGTGTTTTTGAGGGCGTCAGGAAGCATTTTGAATCTGAGAGTGCAACAGCCGCGAGCACTCGTCGCGAGAAAGCTGAACTGGGGTCTCCCCGCAGAGAAGCCAGCCTATCACGGGAAATTTGCGATTGCCCTTTTTCACAAATTGCGGAATAAGTATCCGAACTTGCCAGCCTTCCTCTGTCCAGCGTCGTATCTGAAGCTGGACTCTCTGCCCAAACGAGCCGGGCGGCTGGTAGGGGTCAACGAAAAGGAACAGCGTCACGTCTTTTTCTCTGCGATTCGCCGCTTTTGCTGGGCGACGACAAGCTTCGCGTGTTGCTCCGACGAAAGTTTTCTTCCCTGATTGGCGGCGCTAATTTTCTCGCGGGTCTCCACCGAGTGTTTTCTTCCGATGCCCGCCGCGCTAAGGTTCGCACGGTGCTCCGCAGAAAACCTTTTTACCAAACCAGCCGCGCGCATCTTCGCGCGTGTTTCTATGGAAAACGGCTTTCTGGGTTTCCCAACCTTTGCCGCACTAATTTTCGCGCGAGTCTCCGGCGAATGTTTTCTTCCACGCGCGGCGGCGCTAATTTTCTCGCGGGTTTCCAACGAGTGTTTCTTCCCTTTGTTTGGACCAACTTTTCCAAACATCGGATGCTCCGCGCCGGGAAGCGAACCCCCCTCCCCGCCTTCGGTGCCGTTGACTAGCCGAAACCCCAACGCTTTTGCACAGCGAATATACCGCCGCTCCCATTCCTGCCACTCCGACTCAGGAACTTCTTTTAGAATTAAGAGTGCGGGCGGCTTGGCGAGACTCCGCAGCCAACAGCCCAGGTGGTTTTTCTTTTTTCGCGACGTATACCAGTGCTGTTTCAGCCGTTTTTGGGGGTTGTTGGCCTTGCCAATATCCCGAATCATTCGGGTTCCCGGCTCGCAGAGTGCGTAGATAAAAGTAGTTTCCATGCAAAATTAAATAAACCGGGCTTTTGGGTTTACCGTCCTTGGCGGCTTCGCCCGGTTTTTGGGCCGTTGCTCTCAGGCAAGTCTGTCGCCCCTGTTTCGCCGCACAATACCCTCACCTATAGAGTGCGGGATACAGCGGGAAGAATGCCAGAAAATCTCGTCACAAACACTGTTCAGTTTTTGTGACCGGGGGAATTCGGCTGAGGATGCGCTGGACAGTCGTTGGATACCACTTCTCCCCCCGCCGGGGCGGTAGCCCGCCCAGGTTGAGTTGAGCGCAGATTGTTTGATACGACCATCCAAGCGCCCGGTAGGCGCTCATCGTATTGATTATGCCGCGCTCGCCCGGCTTGTCGCCGTAAACCGGAGCGCCGCCGCATTTCTCGCCCCGCGCGATAATCCGAGCTTTCGCGATGGCTAACTTACGCACTGTCATGGACTTATCGAGTTCCGCCGCCGCCCCCATAACCTGCCGGACAAAACGCCGCATGGGGTCAACTTCTGAGCCCGCGAGGTCTTCTGGAATGCTCTGGTCAGCGGTATAAACGGCGATGCCTAGCTTCTGGCACTCCATAAGCAACAACTCCGACACAATTAAGTCGCGCGCCAGCCTGTCTATCCGTTCCGCCACAATGCCCAATACCGGAAGGTCCCCCGTCCTACGCGACTCCAGAATAAATTCCAGCATCTCACTAAACACGACACGGTTTGCGACTTCCTTTGTGCCGCTAACCGGCTCAAAAAAGTCTATACGAACTTCGTCTTTGGGAACTAGCTCGAAAGAGTTTCGAGCGCAAAATTTCTGAATTGCCTCGCGCTGGCGCTCCGGGCCGTCGCCGTCAGTCTGGCCTTTACCGGAAACCCGCGTGTAGGCTACCACTCTCATACCTCGAACCTCTGCACGTAACTCGCAGCCAAGAAACATCTCAGCGCCGAGTCTTTTAAGAAACCAATGCCCTTGTTACAAGGCCCGCACAATAGCGCCCGCACCACTCCGGTTTTGTGGTTGTGGTCTACGTGCGGTTCTTTAACGAAAGCGTCCCTACAGCACGCGCAACAATTGTTTTGAGCCAGCAGCATCGCCTGGAATTGGCCCTCAGATATTCCGTATTTCGCCTGTCGCTTGTTCTCTGCCCGATACTGCTTAAGCTCTTCCTTGTGCTCTGCCGCATACCCCTTCGCATAAGCACCCTCACAAACCCGACACCAGGAAGACAGCCTGTCCGCCTTCGCGGCATTTTTATAAAACTCAGTCGAGGCTTTAGTTGCTCCGCATTTTGCGCAGGTCTTCATCACCAAAGATACCCCCGGCTAGCCGGAAGTCAAATCCTCAGAAGCAAGGAGATTCCGGCGCGGGGGCCGGAAGCACTGGCGGGGGAGTAAGCAGCAGCTTGGAAAGCGATATCGCGTCTTCAAGCGATTCGTCGCTCGGACAGTAGCTGCCTCGCACTGCCCAGGAAATACCGTCCTTTTTCGCCCACTTTTCAATCTTGTCCAGCGGAACGTAAAGACTAATGCCGGGCAGTCCTGCCCAGCCGACCAGCACTCCTACAACTTCGCCCCCCGTATTGAAAACAGGACCGCCTGAATTTCCGGGCACGGCAATCGCAGTGGCTTGGTCCAAATCCGTCCCCCACGGCCACCCGTCCATAAACACCCCGCGTTGCGAAACAAAACCCTGTGTTACACTGCCGTCGTAGGCTTCCCCGCGCGCGTTGCCCGCGATGAAAACCGGGTCGCCGAGTCGCGCGTTGCTGTGAGCAAATTCACTAGTTTTGAAAAAATCGGGAGGGCAATCTACGAGCAGTAACGCGAGGTCGTGTTTGACGGAGAATCGCACGACTCGCGCCTTGAAAGTGGCTTTGCCTGCTTTATGCCCGCCGTTGAAATGGAAAAGCCGAATCGCGTTTTGCTCCGGCCTGCCTTCAACCACATGTGCAGCCGTAAAACAAAACACCCGTTTTTGCCCGTCGATATTCTCTCGCACGACTATGAACCCCGAAGCTTGACCCCCTTCGTCGGCAAGCAGAACCGTCTGAGCCTGCGCGCGTTCGTATTTGCTTTCAGTATTGCGCTCGCAGCCAGGGCTGACAACAAAGAACAGCGCACCTGCAATCAAGCAAGCCACTACCGAGCCGCCTGTGAGTTGCTGTTTGAAATATGGCTTCATAAATTGGTTGCGGTCGCCGGAGTCTAACCGGTCCTGAAGCTTATGAGGCTGCGCGCGCCAGCCGAAGCCACTCGACAAACCACAAAGCTTCGTGCCAATCCTGCCAGGCCGCCGGGCGAAAATCAGTCTCCGACGTGTCGAAGGAGCCGCAGCAGCGCCGTAATTGAGCGTTCGCCGACTTCCTCAAGGAAGGCTCCTTCAGTTTCATAAGCACCAGAGTTCACCGCGACCGGCGCAATTTGTTTTGCTACCTCTTCAGTGATGATACCGTGCGCCGTATCGCCGGCTTGGCTGGTTGACATGTATCTTATCGCCCAGTCCAATCTTGTTCGGTCGTTTTCTGTCAAAATGTAAGCCATACTCTTCTCTAGTGTGGTTTAGCGCTTGTTATGGCTAGCCTCAATTATCCCCGCCCTGTTTGAAGGGCGATATCCTTCGCGACGGCACTCGCTGCCGCTACCCACGCCGCTCGCAGGCTGCCGTCTTGTTGTTTCCAGTGGGGCAGCGGTTCGCCGCGCACTGATTTCCATTCTCTCGATGCACAATAAGCATCGTAGGCGATTTCACCGAGTCTTTCGTTTGTCATATTAAAGGTTCGCACTGTTTCTCTAGCATGTCAAAACACTCGTCCATCGCCTTTTCCCAGCAGTTTTGCTGAACCGGCTTTCCGCTGTTCCTGGCAAGCTCGTAGCGGAGCCACGCCTGCGTTAGTTCAAAATCTCGTAGTTCAGGGTTCATTGTTTAAACGCCTCCATTTGTCTTTCCAGAGCACAGCCGCAATCCGACTCGCAACTCGTCGAACCCGCCCCTCGCTCCACCTGGGATAGCAGACATGCAGGCTCTCGTGTATTACGGTGTCGAGCCGGGATGATTCCGATTGTTTAACATTAACCCAGATTTCCCCATTTGTCCACGCTTCCCCGTATAACTTCCGATTTGAACTGTGGTGCTTGAGCGCCTTGGTGATTATTTTAATGCGTGTTCGAGTCATAGCAGCAACGAGTCCCTTTCATCTTACAACTTACGGTCAAACTGGCAACTTGTCAATCCTGCGTGGCGCTGCTCCACAGGGCCGCGAGCGTAGAGGCTCTGTTTCTGTGTTTCGTTTATTGCCTGTTGACCAACACGTTCTGGCACGTTTCGAGAAGTTTTCGGCAGCCCAAAGGGGTTGCAGGTTGGAGTAATGAAAACACTCCCGCCGCTGTTCCAGGTCCGCCAAATCAAATTTAGCTATCGGTCGAATGTGGTCTATGTGCCAGCCGTAGAATCCATATCTGGCCCAAGTCATGCCGGGCCGAAACTGACGTTCCAGATGGACTCGAAGCTCGGAAAGAGAACAACCGAGTATTTCTTGTGCCGCTTTTGATACGCTGCCAGGGATGTCAAGGTTACAGATTGCCTTTTCGTATCTTCGACGTAGATGCCTTCGTAACAAGAGGTTCTGCTTGTTGTCGATTCGACGAATCGCCCGTTCGAGAGCCGCCTGCCGGGTATTAAATAACTGTGACACTTTGCCGCAAGCCCGAAATAGGTCTTTTCGACAGTTCTCCGGGGTTGGTTGCCAGCGCCGCGCCGCGTTAATCACCTCTGACTTAGCATGATACGCCGCAAGGGCGCGCCTCCTATTATTCTCATCTGCTCGACTTGTCGCCGCTTCTCGCGTCGCCCGTCTTGCCATCTCTTTTTCGTGATTAGCCAAAAGGCGGGTCTCGATTCGTTTTCGTGCTGCTTCTCGTAAGTCGCCGCCGGGTGCCCAACGCGCCCGAAATCGCTGCGCGCGCTCTTGTCGTAGCTCCGCAAGCCTTGCCGTAACGTATTTATACATAAGCAGTTAAGCCTAGCACACTTTAAACAACTTGTCAACCCTCGCGGCAACTTTTATTTTTTCTCGCGAGTAAGTCGTTAAGCGATAACTCTTTACGCCGAAACCCCCCGACGCCTACAGTTGAAAAACTTAGGCCCGCGCCTCCCAGGAACGCCGAGCCGCTGCAAGTCCCTTCGCCACAACGTCTTAGCACTAGGCAAACGCTTCCGAGTAGCCAGGTCGCCGAGTCGCCGTATCCTTTGTCGGCACAAAGGGTATAAAATGGCGTTGATTTGCAAGGAGTTAGGTGATTGGGTGCTTACACCCACCTGAATACAGGGCAATGTGGGTGAATGGCCCCAATTTTTCGCTTGACTGTGACATTGTGACACACATGAGACATTGTGACACAGGCATTTTTTGCCTAGTGGTTAAACAACGGGAAAAAACACTTGGCCCACTCGCGAGCCTTTTCGCTTAAGTATCCCGGCACCGCGCCGATAGTAAAAGCATGATTACATTACTGATTGTCCTCGCGTGCTGCTACCTTCTACCTATACTATGGCGCGAGGACGCGAGGGACAAACGCCGGGAACAAAGAGAGAAGGCGGTAAAAGCAGAACAAGCGGCGGTGGCTGCGGCGCTAGCCGCGACGGAGCTTGCCCGATGGCGGCAAGCAAACGGGGGGCGTTGGGCCACGTATGCCGAATCCGCTGCTTACTATGCCGCTGAACGGAAGGCAAATGCGGCTAGAAGACTACCAATATACCGGGACCTGACGCCCGACGAAGTATCGCGCATCGTTTCCAACTGCCTAAGAAGGAGCTAAACTACAGCTTTCCCAACCGCTTAGGCCGCACTCGTTGCGGCCTTTTTCGTTTCTAGTGGTCATCATTGTCGTTGGGATTTGGCACAGCGTTTGCTTGTTTAGCGGCGCGCTCTGCAATCGCCTCGCCTTGTTGCACTTGTGCCTCGAAGAGTATCGCACGCGGGGACCGAGACAATCCAGCGGAACTCATTGCGGCTGCGAGCTTTGCGTGAATATCCGTGGTAGAATCGCCGTCTTCATCGGGTTGCTTCCGCTTCGCGCGCTCCGGCATGGAGTCATTCAGAGCCGCGTAGGTCATGTGATGGGCCTTCTCCAAAGCTGCCGCCATATCGCTGAGTGCCCGTAGATTGAGCTTGCTGCCCATTACAGCGCCTTCCTTGTTTAACCTGACCTCAGACATGAATTGCTCCAATTCCGCGTCTGTGAGTGACGTAAGGCGTTTTATAGTGCGCTCCAGTATCAATCTGAAGCGATGAGCCTGAACGAAACAAATTGCGCGATTAATTCCTCGTTCATGGTCGCCCGGACGCCCGGACTTGCTGAGCTTTATAAGTGGCTCAATCCGAGCAAGCCAGCCATCCTCATCAGCCATTCGCAGCACGGCGGCAGGGCTAATCGACAGTGCGGCAGCAGTGCGAATTACATCACCGCCGAAGTTCGCGAAAAGTAAGAAAACCTGTTGTAAATCAAGGTGTTCTATATTGTCAGGGTCAAGGGTTGTGTTGTTCATTAGCTTTCTTCCATCGCCTTCGCTCCTTCAGCCGCAATTCCTTTCTGCTTTGTGCCTGCAATGCTTTCACGGCGGGTGGCGTCCGCTTGAAAAGGATGAGGTCAACTGGCTTGTGCGCAGGCTTCACATCTTTACTGTGTGAAAAATTTCAAGCTTGCGCCACCGAAAAGATAGCCACGCGGCAGCGAAATTCCAAAAGCCCAATAATGGAAAAAAAAAGAAAAGGTAAGAGAGGTAAGAGCATATAGTATTTTAGGAGGAGTATAATAATACTTATTATGTTACTCCTCCTAAAAGTATATTATGACAATCCTCCGTAAAGTATGTTATGACAATCCGCCAATTCGCCGATTTGACAATTCGCCAATCCAGTTTAAGCTTCAATATGAAAAGTAAAATCGAAGAACTGGCACCAGCGGAGTGGCAGTTCTACGCCGATGACGATGAGCGCGACGTGTCTACACCAAAAAAAGTTCCTTCTATTACCCCGCTTACAGAAGGGGAAAAGCTTCGCCGTGCTAATCTGCTAGAGGCGGGCGCAAAAATCAACCGGCGCGACGCTGAAGAGAAGGAACGAGCGAAGCGAGTTAGGTTGCTTGAGACTGAGTATGCCCGCAAAGAAAATGCCGTTCGTGCCTTGAAGGAAGCAGGATACAACCCGCATTCCTTCGACTGCCCTTATGCCTACCAACACGACGGACAATCGTGGCGCATAGTCGAGGACAAAACCCACGAGATAAAGCTTTGGCGCCAGAAAAAGAGCCACGCTGTTGAAGTGGGCAAGACTTTTACGTCTAACTCCGCTGCATGGCAATACCTTGACAGGCGAGGTCAAAATATTAAGTCGCCGGACTGTCGCTATGTTATTTTGCGCGTCGGCATGTTGTATGAGATTCAGTTAAAAGCGGCGGCACCCTCTACCGTCGTCACCCCACAAGCCCGGCTTATTGCCGCACAGAAGGAGCTTGCCGCAGCACAAGCGGAAGTTGCTGCCGCACGCGCAGCGGAGGAACAACGCGCGGAGGCGAGGGATTTAGAATGGGAAAAGGAATGGGGACACGCGTGACGGGGAGAGACGAGGTTGACAACGCGGCGATTCAACGGTAAGATATTCACAATATGAAAAACAACAACGTCACTCTTTGGAAACATATTTACGACAGCAACATTTCATTCCTTACAAAGTTTATGGATGAACGAAGCTATCCCTCCGCAGGACTAACTGATGACGCGGCTAAACTAGTTATGCAAAAGGCTAGAGTGAATGCTTTATCTGGAATTTCTCGCGGACCGAAAGGGGGGGCGCCCCCCCAGTTTCAAGTCCGTTTTTCATTGCACAAGAAACAAGAAGTTCTTTTCTCTTCTTACTGTTTGCCAGCTTCAGCGCTGATGCGTGATTTATTTATTTCACTTTTTACGCGGTATCCGCATTGTGTGGCCCCTCGTTATGCAAACTTCAAGCCGGATGAAGAAGATGCCCGCTTTAACCTGCCGCTGTTTATTCGCGAACAGTATGCTTGCTATACTCCTGATGGGCCAAATAATTTTGCGGCGGGCCAGCCGATATCTGACGTGCTTGATTTTCTGGCGAACGTTGAAGACTTTCTTCTGGCTAAAGGTATACTCTATCCGGCGCCGCTGAAGTCGGAAGAAGCAATACCTGCTTTAGTCGTCTTTCCTCGCAAGCGGCAGGCTAGCCAGTTAGCTCAAGTCCTGGAACGAATACAAACCTTTGGGGAATCCGTCAGTAGAATTGACGAACAGCGTGCCCGGCTTTTTGATTGGGCGAACGAGCGCGATGATGAAATCCAAAAAATCTCACAGCAAATAAATTTCAATACGGCTCAACTTCAATCGCTGGGTGTTGCCGTAGCGGAGTTAACAGCGACCTTCCGAAACCTAATAGATTCAGCAAAAAATTATGAGCAGCAACAATACGAACGACAGCAACGAAAAGCTCCTGAACAACCAATCGGGAGGAAATCAGGCGGAGAGCGCCACACGATTCCAGGACCTCCCGGCGAGTCCGAAGACCGCACAGCAGGCGCTTGCGCTACTCGCTAAAATTGACTACCTGAGCAAAAACGGGCCGCAAATCGCGACGCCTGGGAACCCGAATCCTGAAAAACAAGCAGAAGAGCTAAGTAACGTGCTTGCCACATTCGTTTACAATAACGCCCGCACGTTGCTTGAGAGTTACTTGATACTGCAAACCGAATATCTGCCCGCCGTCCAAGGGCTGTCAAGCATGCTACATCGCGGGGGATTTTCTCAACGGCTGGCGGAAGCGGTTGCGGCAGGCATTTCTCAAGTTACGACTCCGGATGAAAACCCTAAGGCAAAATGAACCTTGAAAATATTTTTCTCATGAGCAGCAAAGGCTTTGATACCATAACTCCTGAAATAAATTTGGATGAAGCCCGGAGTCACGCGCGGAAAATTTTGGAACTGGATTGCAGCGAGCATTGGGTTGACATCTATACCGCCGAGGGTAGAGTGCTTCAGCGAATTGAACGAATGAGCGCAGCGAGTTAAAAACACAAAAGTATGAATGACCTTAGTGATATCAAACGAATTAACGAACAACACGCCGAAAAGTTCGGCAAAGCTGCCGGCATCGAAGAGCGTCGCGCCGAAAAGCTGGCCAAAGGTAGGCGGCTCGCCGCTTCTCAACAGCGCGCCCGGCTGACTGCTTTCGCTGCCAGGAAAATCAAGCATGAAAAGGCGTAAGATAGGACCAGTTAATCGGAACCTTTTCGGCAACGCTCACGGGTCCGGCAAGGGAAGCGTCCCTCGCAGTGGCTGGACGCAGCAATATAAAGACAATTTCGCGGAGATTATCTTTCCTCCTGCTTTAGCGCCGGATGAATTTCGTCGCGAAGGAGCGAAGCTAACCAAAAAATACAAAACATGAAAACACTTCTTAAGTTTGTTAGGCGGGTTAATGTTAGTCGTCTGGATATTCTAGACGGGCGGCCTGGAGACTCTGCGCGCTGCGCTGTTACTCTCGCGGTTCGTCGGGCTATCAAGTCAGCCCGGTATGTGCACGTTGTGCCCCATCGCGACGCGCGGGGAATATTAACAGGTTCAGTTAGCATCGGGGTTGCCGATGGAACGTGGTTTTTAGCTTCGTTGCCAAAGAAAGCGTCAAGCGCGGCTCGTTGGTTCGACCTAATTCCAAAATTTATCCGGCGTGCCGATAGGCTTAAATATGTAAAGCCGTTTTCGTTCACGCTTCGTGCGGTATCCCGCAACTTCTAGGGTAATTACCTACTTCTAGACCCGTAGAAATACGGACTTGCGTTCTTCTGCATATCGTCGATAGTATTGGTATGATTACAAACGAAATCATCTTCGACATACTCAGCCGGCACAATCAAAACGGCGGTTCGACGACATTGCTTCCCGCAGGTGAGGATTTGTCGGGCCTTGATTTATACGCAGTCTCTTTTTGTAAGACTTTGGAATGGAAGTCCAACATTGCGCCAAGTCCGCAGGATATTGCACAGTATTTAACGCGCCTTCCAGCGTATTCAAGCGGCTCGTCAAAGGCGATTTATGCGCTCGGCACATGGCAGGATGGTGGGTTCCATTATCTTGACATGGTTGTGTGCCTTCCGAACCGCGAGGACGCGATAAACCTTGGCCGGGGCGCCGACCAGATTGCGATTTGTTATCTGAAAGACTGTTCGATTATACTTATATGATTAGCTTAGCGAGCCTTTTGAGTTTATGAATCGGATAAATCGAACCTGCCAATTATGCGGCGGCGAAATTCAAGTATTAGGTCGACTTGGAAGTCGGACACACGGGCGATGTCGCAATTGCGGCATGCTTTGGAACTGGATAAAGAAATCTCTGAAATCTGTCTGGAATAACTAAAGCGTTTAAACAGACTGCCGATAGTAATAGTATGAAACAAAAAATCCTTCTTCACGAGTGGCAAAGGCTCAACCCCAGTGTTTTTGTCGAGCTTCATAATCATGGCCTGTCTAAGCAGGTATTCAGCCAAGACCCGGTATTGTGGCATTTGTCAGACTGGGTGGTAACAGCCACCGCGCCAGGACCGAGCGTCATTTTAATTCCCCGAATTCCGAGCTAAAGTTTTAGGCAACCTGCCGATAGTAATAACATGACTACAATTAAACAAATTGATATCCAAGTTGGCAGGTATACTCCTGCGCTATATTTGGTTCAAAGAAACGGGGTAACTATCGGCCAGCTTGAGAAATCCCGAAATACTCCGAGTGAGGTCCATCCTTGGAAGGCTTTTGAAGGCACCGGAGACAGCCGCCGGTATCTTCGAGCCTTCTACGAAGCGGATGGAGGCAAAATCTCTGCAATTAAAGAAATTGAACGTGTTGCGACGGGCGCGCGACCCGCCAACTAAAGTTTTTCAACAACCTGCCGATGGTAATACGGAAACCAAAAAAGATATGAGTGACTACCAAGAACGAGCCGAATATTACGCGCAAATCCGCCGGGCGAATCGCTCCGGCAACCGCTACGATTGCCCGACTTGCGGAGCAAAGAACGCACTGAGCCAACATGACAAAAGTCAAGGGTATCATTGCAAGGCTTGCACGCGCGCGATTGAAGGTCCGGCTTACGACCAGAATGAAACCAGCTACTACGGAGATTAAAGTTTTTCAGCAACCTACCGATAACAATAGTATGACTGAAACAAACAAAAGTTTTTTTGAACTTCAAATCGGGCAAGCTCAGAAGCTCGCCGCAGAACGCGGCATTGCCGCCTTGCGAAACCCACACGTCTTTACGGGCCGGGTTTGTGGCTGCAATAATTGCTTTTGTTGCGCCGCTTTGAAAGTCTACAATGGTTTGATTCGTAAATAAACGCTAAGGTGTTTAAACAACCATTCTCCCTCGCCCGGCACTCTTTCAAAAACCAAACGTCAAATCAAAAAATCAAATGTCCAGAAAGCATTACATAGCGGTAGCGGCTGCAATCAAAACCATAATTGACGGGTCAAACACTGATATCAAAAGTGACGGCAGTGCGATACGGTCCACCGCCGTCAAAATTGCGCAGGACTTCGCCCGCATTGCCTGCGAAGATAATTCAAATTTTGACACGGGCCGGTTTTACCGGGCGTGCGGCATGAACTTTCCCGTCAGCAAGACGGAAGCCGGGGCCTAGTCATGCCCCGAAAAGCTGGGCGAGGTTCTATTCTCCCTCGCTTGGCCTATTTTCAAAACAAAAACAACAAACCAAAAAATTACATGAACAAAAACCATCTGAATCTCATTATCGAAGAACTTCGTCGCTCTCGTCAAGTTTACAATGGGCCGGCGCAGGCGTTTGCCAAGTGGCTGGTAAACTATTTTATCCCGCAACTTCAGGCCGCTAATCCGGACTTTTCTGAACAACAGGCTACAGGACTGATTGCCGCCGTGGTATGAGCGAGACAGCGAACATAATTTACGAAGGGCACGCGGTTTTTGCGTGTAGTGCGTGGCTTTATGATGTGTTAAGGAGTCCAGACAGTCTACAAAAAGTGGTCTCAAGAACAGAAGAAAAAATTCACTCCGTGCCTAACCTGGAATTCCAGGCTATCGCCGTTTCGGGTATCTCCGGGTTAATACTCGGCACCGCGCTGGCTATCCGGCTTCACAAGAGACTGATTATTGTTCGCAAGGAAAAAGAGTCAAGACACTCTAGTTTCATTACGGAAGGAGTTTTGAGTATCGACGGGGTTGACCGTATTAACTACGTCATTGTGGATGACTTCATTTTTACAGGCCAAACAATCAGACGAATTCAAGCTGAAGTTTGCATTCACACGAATAATCGGTCGAAGTGCCTAGGCGCTTTTCTCTATAACGAGAGTGTTTTTCTTACAGGCACGGACCTTCCTGAGTTTACCCCTGAACAGTTTACTTATTATTTAGAATCACGAATACCTCGATGAATAAAAACGAACTCGACGGTTGGTCGACTCGGAAACCAAAAACCAAAAATGAAACTGAAATTGAAAATAACAAAAATCGCCGCACGAACGTGCGCCGGATACGGCAGTAACAAAAATTGTCTCGCGGCGACAGCGGCCAAGCGGCAGTTCGAGACCGGTAACGTCCAAGCTCGTGGGTCGAGCATTACCATCGACGGAAAACTGTTTTGGTTTTCTTGGAGCGACGGAGATAAACTTTTCAACGCATACGGCCCGTATTTTATGCGTCGTATTGTCCGCGCTGACTTTGAACCCTTCGTCATTTCATTAACCCCATATGAAAAACCAATACGATAAATTTGAAGTTAGCTTGCGTTCCCTTTCCTGGAAGTCGCTACTTCGACGGCGCAAGCAGGCCCTGCGCGAGCTTGAAAAAATTTCTAACCGGCTCCAGTCGGAAGTTCGACCCAGCTTTAAAGCCGTGCTAGACAGAAAGGTTAAGCACTGGCGCGCGATGGCCGTCCTCGTAGAAGCGGAAGTCGTGGTTCGCGGCTCTGAGGCGGAAAAAGCCCTTGTCGGTTTGACAATTCGACAGCTTCAGCGCAAGTTAGACCGTGCAGCAAATACGCATCAAAGGGCGGCACGGCGGCGCGAAAGGGCGGCGACTTGCGCACTTGCTGAACGCGGTTGCCAAGAAAATTATTATTTCAATCAGTATAAGCTGATAGAAAAAGTGCTAAGCACAAAACAAACACAACAAATCACATGAGTAGAAACGAACTCGGTCTTGAAAACGATAAACTGCCCGCTGGCTTCAAGCCTAGCGGCGACGATGCCCGCGCGTTGAAAACCCTTCTACGCGATATGAACAATTCAGCAATCACGGGCGCCGATGTGCCCAAGGGCGAAAATCCAATTGCTGAGATTGACGCAGCCAGAGCACAATCAAATCAAGCTGCATTAGTGGAACAGGCAAAGGCGGAGGCGCGGACCCTTCAAGCTGTGAATTCATTGCCCGGCACGCCGTTTACTAATCTTCTTAGTCCGGTCGGTCCGGCAGGTCCCTCTTCCGAGAGCGGCTGTAATGGAGTATCGGCGGGTTCGGCTGTCGCAATCGACATCGACCCCTGTTTTGGGCCAGCAACGCGGGGCGCCAAGCTCTGTCTTACGGGCAGAACTCATGTTGGCAAAGACCACGTTGCAAAGGCGGTCGGCGCTAAAATTTTTGGTTTCGCAGAGCCTCTCTACGGGTTGCTCGAATACGCCTTTGGAACTCGGCAACGCGACGTTCCCGGCGCACGGGAGTTTTTGCAGAGAGTCGGCCAGTGGGGTAGGGGCGAAATTTCAGCGGCCTATCCGCTTTCGCCGGAGCGCGCAAGCTTTGTGTGGTGGATTCGCGCGGCAGCCGCAGAGGGCAAGCTTCCCGATTACGTAAATTGGAACGACTACGGGTTCAACAAAGATATTTGGCTGGATGCGTGCCTGTCTCGCTTGAATGTTTTTGTCGCTGAAAATCCTTCTGCGCGTGTCGCCGTAACGAATGTGAGATTTGAGAACGAGCTAAAACGGCTCGTCGCTGAAGGATTCGCCCATTTTCACGTTGTCTGTTCTGCGTCAACGTGGTCACAGCGCTTGGCCAAGGACAAGCTGACTGTTGACGCGCCGGTGCTGAACGACACGTCCGAGCAGCTTGCCAAGAAGATGGACGCCAGCGTGACTCAGCATATTTCCCGACAGCCGGGCGGCTCGCGCTTGCGGTGCGTGTGGAACGACACGGCCCGGTCGCCGTCGCCGCGTCTGCTTACGGTCCCGGACCTACTTCACGAAATTTCTACCTTGGAGGCGAAATGAAAATAGCTCTGCTCATACTCTTAGCGGCTGTGTTGGTTGGCTGTGTAAAGGTCAAACCGAGCGAGCCGGTTACGGACGCCGAGCCGGGCAAGCGCTGCCAAGTCAAAAAACTCCACGGTCACGGTATATTTGACGAGATAGGGGTCTATTCTGTGATGGTTGACGGCAGTGAATATATCGTCATCCGCAGTATTAACAGCGGCGGTGGACTCTCTATTCTGCCACCCCGATGAACATTCCCGTGATTTACGTAGCCGGTCCGTTCCGGGCAGCGAATGCCTGGCGAAAGACAAGATTGCCGTGGATGCGCCAGTGTTAAATGACGCCTCAGAACAATTCGCCAAAAAATTTGACATGAGCGTTACCCGACATATTTCAACGCAGCCGGGTGGTCCTAAACTCCGGTGTGTCTGGAATGACACCGTCCGCGCGCCTTCTTCTCGGCTTCTGTCAATCGGGGAGCTAGAAGCGCAGATAGCGAAAATTGAGGCATAGATGAGTGACGTGATTCCACATGTAATTTTTCTTCCGCTTTCTCAGGGTAAGTATGCCCAAGTCGATTCGGATTGTCGTGAAGAGATTTGGAACTCCAAATGGTATTGTGGTGCGGGCGGGTATGTTCGTCGGCACGCAAAAAATAATTCTAACGCCTCGCTAGCGCATTGTGTTTTGGAATTGCCGACTAAAGGCTCGTCTCGAAACGGCACCGAGATAGACCACAAAAACCACGACAAGTTAGACAATCTCCGAAGCAATCTGCGTAGTTGTTCGACGCTTCAGAATCGGCAAAGTAAACGTAAGACCGTCCGCGTGTGTTCTTCTACGTTTAAAGGCGTCCACCGTCGCCCAAGCGGGCGATGGCTGGCGCGTTTACGAACCCAAGGGGAAGACTATTTATTGGGAACTTTTGAAAACGAAGAGGACGCAGCCCGCGCTTACAATGAAGCCGCCAAGAAATATTTTGGCGAGTTCGAGCAACTCAATCAAGTATGAACCCCTTCGACGCACTCCTAACCCTCGCGGCGATTCTCGCAAGCGCTGCCTGCATCCTAGTCATTGCCTACTGGTATTTTCAGCCATGAGGGTAGGAACGAAAAGTTTGCTCTGGGGGGTTCACGCCTTCTGGCTTCATCCGATTTATGTCGGAAGAGCGTGGCGCGCACTCTTCGTAAAATGGCCGACCTTCAACCAGTGGGTCTGCATCGCGGCTCACGATATCGGCTACTGGGGATGCAAAAATTTAGATGGGCCAGAAGGAAAACTTCATCCAGAGGCGGGCGCTCGGATTGCTTCTTGGCTTATCTACAGAATCGAACGGTATGTTCGTAGTAATCTACAGGCTTTTTTTATCGCGCGGGATGCCTACACCTTCGCGGCCTGTCACTCTAGCTCCTATGCTGCGCAAATTGGACTAGCTCCGAGCCCGCTTTATTACGCCGACAAAGCATCGGTCCTCTACGAAGCCAGATGGCTCTATTTACTGCGTGCGAAAGCAAGCGGCGAAATCTGGGAATATATCCAGGTTGCGCTTGCTTCAAAGGTTTGGTCTGATGAATTTCGAGAGTATTTTGAAAGACAACCGCGAAAGGTTCAATCGCGGCTGTGGTTTAACTGGTATCGGGAAAAAACGCGGTTACGAATACAAAACGCAAAGTTATGAGCGAATTATCAAGCTATGGGAAAGTGTATGGAGTTGGGCACAAAGACCTTTCAGGCCCGAAATCTTCATGGGAGGTTCGGTTTACAACGGCGAAAGGGCGAACCGACAAAATCCTAGTCGACTGGGATTGGGATTTTGGCGCTATACATGTGGAAACACAACAGGCTGCCGCAAAGCTGCTAGAAGCTGACCTAACTGACGAATGGGTAATCGTAGAAATCGGCGAAGGTGACGCAGTAACGCGTTCAAAAGTTTTCCGTAGTTGGTTCATAGCTTATGGGCTCCTTGACAAGTAAACTCAGACCGCATCAGGTTGAGTCATTCGGGCATTTGCTCGGCTTACTACAACAGGGCATTAACTGCGCGGACCTATCAGACACGGGCACGGGAAAAAGTTTCGTAGCTGCTGCCGTCGCCACAGCGTTGAATCTCCCGACTCTAATAGTTGCACCGAAAATCGGGCTCTATGCTTGGGAGCAGGCATCGAAACACTTTAAAGAGTCATTTAGCTGGATAAATTATGAAAAAATTCGAACTGGCCGGTCTCCGTTTGGAGCTTGGGAAAAAGCTTCTGAGGGAGTCACCCGGCGAGACGATTACTATGTTTGTCAATGTTGTCAGCGCGAAGTGGAACTTGAAAATCTCACGCCATGTTATTGCCATCCAATCGGTTTACATTGTCTCGTTACAAAAAAAAGACCGCAGGTATTGGGGGATTTCATTTTCCACAGCAACGTTAAGTTCGTCATCTTTGACGAGGTCCACCGGTGTGGTGCCCTCGACAGTCTCGACAGCAGAATACTTTACGCGGCGCGGCGGGATAGGAAGCTAGTGCTGGGGCTATCAGCGACGGCGGCTTGCAGTCCGCTCCAGATGAAAGCACTTGGCTTCGTGCTTGGTCTTCATGGCGGCGAGGAGCGGAACATTGAAGCGGCCAATTGGCAAGACTGGGGAGTGAAGAAAACTTTTTGGTCCTGGGTGCGGTCGAAGGGCTGTGGAAAAATTCCGCCCATTCCGGGCCTCCGCTGGACGGTTGGCCGGGAAGAACAGCGCAAAATCATGGCGGGCATTCACGACAGCATTATCCCGTCTCGCGGCGTCCGAGTCCGGGTTAAAGATATACCAAATTTTCCCGAGCGCCAGATAACGGCGGAACTCTATGACGTGACGGATGCAGAGAAAATTGACAAGCTCTATGCAGAGATGAGAGAGCCACTCGCGGCGTTAGAAGAAAAACAGCTTCAGGACTTGGCGTCGGAACACCCACTTACGCTTCAGATTCGCGCCCGGCAGAAAATTGAGCTTTTCAAAGTGCCCGTTATGTGTGAACTCGTTTCTGATTACTTGGCTAAAGGAAACGCAGTTGCAATTTTCGTCAACTTCACTCAAACTCTCGACGAGCTAATAAAGCGTTTAAACATCACAGCTAGGATTGATGGAAGACAGTCTTTCAAAGAGCGCGCTGAGTCAATTGCAGCTTTCCAGACCGACACCGCGAGGGTTATCGTGGTTCAAATCGCTGCGGGAGGACAAGCCGTCAGTTTGCACGACGTTAGGGGAGAATTTCCACGAGTCGGCTTGGTTTGTCCTAATTTTTCGGCGGTCGATTTTAAACAAGTGTGCGGTCGGCTGCATCGCGACGGCGCCAAAAGTCCGGCATTCTACAGGGTCGTGCTTGCCGCTAGAACCCTGGAAGAAAAGATTAAAAGAGCGTTAGACGCAAAGCTTTTTAATCTTGACGCGCTCAATGACGCGGACCTTATGCCGGAAAATTTACGATTGCCCGCTGAGGAAAAAACCTACATTAAATAAATATCATGCCTTACAAAATTTCTAAAGTTAGCGGCGGAAAAGTCCGCGTATCCGGGCCGGGCGGCGTTCACGCAAAAAGAACTACTCCGGCGAAAGCCAAGCGCCAATTAAATCTCCTTCGAGCGGTAGAGCGTGGGTGGAAACCTTCCGGGGCGCCTGCGCGAGGCAAGCTTCGTAAAAAGGTAATGGGTTGAGACAGCCAAAACGAATCACCGATAAAAGCGTATGGGACAGCTTCATCAGCCCCGGAACCCTTGCGGCACTCGCGGCGCTCGCCTTGATTCCGCTCCTTATTCCGGCGGTTCTTATGTGGGCGGTGTTCGCGGTAGTGCTTCGCTGGTTTGACAAAGATTAATGAGTGTTCTATATTAGTCTATGACGGATAGTGGCTCTCCCGTAGAGCAGTCACAAAATAGAAATTATGATTACAAAATATGCGAAACAGCTTCTAGCCCGGTCAGGGATTCGCGCCACATTCTCGGTCCAGCCGCTCACACAGGTCCAGGCCTCATCCAT